TAAGGGAGGTTTTCTGCCGCGTGAGCGGGTGATCAGGGTTCTATACCTGGTCTTTTACGGTAGCTTCGAAAGTCGCTACTTTCACTGTATCAGGAGATGTATAATGGTGACTCTAGTAAGTATTATCATTGCAATAAAGTACTTGCTCTGCAATACTTTACCCGAGGAACCAGCTGCTCTCCCTGAGCAAGTGAGTTCCATCCAGTGGGAGCCGGTTGTATACGACTTCCAATCCGAGTGGAGCAAAGATGTAGATCTGCTGGTTCATCACCAGTCTGCGGACCCTATAGGGTCCAAAGAGTTGAAGTAGGCATGACTACCGGACTTATTACAACCGGTAGCACGTCACCTTATGTAAGTTGTTTCTATAAGCAATGGGACGGGTCTAACGATCCGATCTCAAAAGCTGCCTGGAACAATTACTCCTTAAGGTTAATCAGATCGACTGTTACACCGGGTCTCATGGGTAACCCTATGGGAAACGGCGTTAATATGTCTACTGGTTTTACGTCAGACGATGAGCTGCGCCTGCTTGACAAGTTGGCCGGGAAGATTCGCGGGCATGAATTTAATGCCGGAGTTTTCCTTGGTCAGTCCCATCAGGTAGTCGACGCAGTTACGAGCGCTGTCAGGAATATATCCCTGACGGCCAAGCATTTGAAACGGGGTGACTTAGGTGCGGCCTTACGGTCGTTGCCTAGGTCCGTTTCGGGTGCTGATGCTCGCAATGCCAAGCGTAAGCTTACTACGAAAGATATCGCCGGAGCCCACCTTGCACTTGTGTATGGTTGGCTTCCGACTTTGTCCGACGTGGCGGCTGCAGCTGAAGCTTACGAGGTTCTTACCCAAAAGCCTCGTACATCACGCGTCATGGCAGCTCGGGGGGTTGTAAGCCAAGTCGAAGGCTCGCAATCTCCCACGTTGTACACTTGCCCGGGGATTAAAATCTCTAGCAAGCGTGCAATTTATGTCATGACAGAGCAGCTATCTGCTCCACGGTCGTTGGGTCTTACTGATCCATTATCCGTAGCGTGGGAACTAGTGCCATGGTCGTTTGTTGCTGACTGGTTTGTTCCGGTTGGCACTTACTTGTCTGTGCTTGGGACCATCCCGCATTTAACGGGAGAAATCTTAACGCAGACCTATGTGCGCTCCTACACGAAGTGTGACGCTCTTGGTAACCCCCAGTACATCGGGGGCTCTAATACGCGTTTGGAAGTGGCTTACGCTCGGGGCAGACAATCGCCCTCTGCAGTTCCGCTACCCACATTTCGTGGTTTTGACCAGCTGTACAATAACGGACAACGGATTGCCAACGCGGCAGCCCTCTTACGTCAATTGTACAAATAGGCGTTTTGCCTTAACCAAGCCTGTATACAGGTACTCTTAGATACGTCTTATCAACGTAGAGAGTTACATGGAGTATTTACCATGGCTGATATGAACAACATCCTACTTCAGGATGATACCGACACCACTCGCACCTTACTGCCCGTGACCAACGCGAACCAAAATCTGGTTTGGCGTGGAAATGAAGCAGGCGTCCCCGATTTTGGTCAGATTCGTCTGACTGAAACTTGGGAGAAGCTTAAAAGTGGCGATTGGCGTTTGTCTGCAAAGCTCGAAGTCCCCGTCTTGGAGACTATTGGTTCTGCATCTTCCAGCGGTTACGTAGCAGCCCCAAAGGTTGCTTACGTGATGGTTGGCATCTTTACGATGTTTGCTCCGGCTCGCAGTACTATCGCGGACCGTGCGAACGTTTATCGGATGCTGACCCACGCCATCAGTGGCGCGACGCATGTGGCTGATAACCAACTTTTGGCTTCTACTGCTGCTGCCGACGGATTCAAAAACGTCGCGTCTTCTAGCAGTGTGCCTTATGGGTTCATCAACCTGGTCATGCCTAATTAAAAGTTAGGTATTTGTTTTATCCTTTCTAGTGGAGGTTACGATGAGTATAACGCTCAGACCGCAATGGGACCAACAGTTTTCTTACGACGAATCTATCAAGATTCTGACGGATTTCGCCTGGTCACATGTAAAAGAGTCGGGTCAATTCGAAGCAACTTTGGGTTCTATCCTGAGGAAGCGACAGTGGTCCGATTTATGTGCTTTTGAACTGCCTTACTCGTTCAACGATCGACCGAACGACCTCATTAATGCACGGCAAGCCCTGGCTTTTTTCACGAAGCTAGAGAAGCTGGACATCGGGGTCGATAAGGAAGACGTGGCCTGGGGGCGGTTTCAAGAAGCCGAAGCTATGTGCAACGTCACGAATGGCTTTTTCCGAGATCTTCACAAGGGTGATGCTTATTTGCATCCCTCCGTGCACTCCATACTTCATGGGGCGCAGCGAAAAATTGCGAGGATATTAGGAGAAGTTCCATCTCTGCAGCGTTTGCGTTTCGCTTTTGGCCCAGGTTCAAACACGAGCGTAAAAGCCTCAGCCTCTTCACCCCGATGGAAATTGGGGGCGAGGCTCGAGTGTAGTGCGGAGCTCTTACCCAGTGCGTATGCACTGTTGAGCGAGGCGCCTGCGTGGGCGGAAAATCATGCCCATGCAGAAACTTCGTGCAGCTGGCTAGTGGACGTAACATCTGTCCCTGGCAAATTGCAATTCGTACCAAAAAATGCCAAGACCTTTCGGTCCATTGTGATCGAACCCGTTCTAAATACCTTCGCCCAAAAAGGCATCGGTAGTTATCTTAAGGAGCGGTTGGCATTGGCCGGTGTAGACACGACAGATCAAACTCGCAATCAGAAACTGGCCCGTCAGGGCTCTATCTCTGGTACGCTTGCTACGATCGACTTGTCTATGGCTTCGGATACAATCTCGAAAGAGGTTGTTGCTAGTCTTCTACCTTTAGATTGGTTTACCTTTCTAAGTCAGTTCCGAACTGGCACGGTAGAGTACCAGGGTGACCTGCTTAAACTGGAAAAATTCTCCTCTATGGGGAACGCTTTCACGTTCGAGTTGGAGACGCTACTGTTCTATGCCTTGGCATGGAGCACATGCGACTTCTATGGGTTACCAACAGGTTGGGTAAGCGCCTACGGGGACGACTTAATAGTCCCTACGGAAGCTTACTCTGCTCTTAGTTGGGTCCTTAATTGCTGCGGCTTCCAAGTTAATTCTGAGAAGTCGTTCGCATCGGGGCCTTTCCGAGAGTCCTGTGGTGCCGATTACTGGCGCGGTATCGACATTCGCCCTTATTACCAAAAAGAACTGGTAAGCGGGCAAACACTCTTTTCTCTTCATAACTTCTACATGCGTCAGTTTGATTTCCGACGCGCGCGGATGGTTTTGAAGCGAATTCATCCCTCCCTCCATCTTTATGGTCCAGATGGCTATGGCGACGGTCACTTATTAGGTGATTGGAACCATTGCAAAGCTGCTAAGAAACATGCAGCCCAAGGTTGGGAAGGTGTGCGTTTTGACACTTTTACCTTTAAGTCTAAACGGAATCTCCGCATGACTGAGGGTGACTATGTCTTGCCGGCGTATTCATCATACGTCAGCATGCCTTTTGAATCTTTCACAGACATTAGGGATCCATCGGATCACTACGTCGTGAGGGGGACAAAGGGTTATAAACGCGTGTCGATCTACACTCTGGCGAC